GTAGACATAAAATTCTAATATGAAGATTGCACATTTTGCCGATGTTCACTTTAGGGGCTTGTCAAGACATGATGAATACCGTCAAGTTTTTGAGCAGGCCTTTAAAAAGCTTAGGACACTATCACCCGATGTCATTTATATCGGTGGCGATATTGTTCACTCCAAAACGCAAGGAATAACACCAGAGCTTATTGATATTTTAACATGGTGGTTTAAGAATCTTGCAGAAATTGCTCCTGTTGATGTGATTCTAGGAAACCACGACGGTCTTCTACTCAATAAAGATCGACAGGATGCAATCACACCCGTTATTTCTGCAATAAATGATAGCAGAATAAGGCTCTTCAAACAATCAGGCATCTATGATGCGCCTGTACCAGGATTTAAATGGTGCGTCTTCTCTCCTTTTGACGAAGAAGGCTGGAAGGACATTAAGCCTGAACAAGATTTTGTGAATATTGCACTGTATCATGGCCCTGTTAGAGGAGCTAAGTCTGATAGTGACTTTAGCCTAGATGGTCATGTTACTCTTGACATATTTGAAAATTTTGATTTTGGTCTTTTTGGTGACATACACAAGCGCCAGTATTTAAATGATGCTGAATCGATCGCGTATTGCGGCTCAACAATTCAGCAAAATTACGGCGAAGATCTTGAAAAAGGATTTTTGGTATGGGACATAAAAAATAGGAATAAGTTTAACTCAAAGTTTTATAAACTTGATAATGACTATCCTTTTGTCAATGTTGATTGGGCAGGAAGTGTATCATCGACCATAATGAAAATTTCGAATCTGCCTGAAAAGGCAAGAATTCGTTTCAATATACCTGCTGATGTCTCCGATATTGAGTCAAGAGGACTATATGATGCTGCATCAAAGCTAAAGGAATTTAGCGAAGTAGTCTTTAAAACATTAGGACAAGTAGAGAAACGTCAAGATGTCATAGTCAATCAGCTTAAGAGTTCGAATTTACGCGATAGAGAATCGATCAAGAATGTCATCGAAACATACCTAAAAGAAAAAGGTGTAGATGATGCCAAGGTTTCTTCATCTCTGAAAGAATTTGATCATTATTTCGATGCTGTTACTTTTGATGATGAAGTAGCCAGAAATGTTGTTTGGAGTCTAAAGAATATCGAGTTTGATAATGTCTTTGCCTATGGCCAAGGTAATGCAATAAACTTTGAAAATTTGCCAGGAATTACTGGAATCTTTGGCAGAAATCGAGCAGGAAAATCATCAATCATTGGCACGATCGTATACACGTTATTCAACACCTCTGATAGAGGTGCAATGAAAAACTTGCATATCATCAATACAGATGCAGAGACATGCCGTGGCAAGGCAAATCTAAGCGTCGCTGGCGAAGATTACGAGATTGTAAGAGACTCTATCAAAAACTATCCTAAGAAAGGAGAAGTTTGGGCTAACACAACATTATCGCTTAAGAAGAAAAGCACCGGCGACGTGATCAAAGATTTGAATGATGAGCAACGCCGCGAGACAGAGAAAATTGTTAGAAAAATCATTGGAACTGCTGATGATTTCTTCTATACATGTCTTGCTCCTCAAGGCCAGATGAATATGTTCATCTCAGAGAAATCTACAAGCAGAAAGCAGATCCTTAGTAGATTCTTAGATCTTGATATATTCGATACATACCTCGACGTCGTGAAGCAAGATTTAAGCCCCATTAAGAATGCAATTAAGACTGCAACGAGTGTTGATGTTCTAAAAAAGCAAAAGAATGACATAGAAATTGAACACCGCGCAGTAGAACTTCAGGTTGATAAAAATGCAGAAGAACTAAGGCACCTTAGAGATAAGCTATCTAATATGTCAAATCAAGACGCAGACCAGGTTGTGTCTGATGAAGACATTAATGCTCTTCAAAATAAGGTCGATAAAATCCAAAATGATATTGACTCTCTTGAGACTCTTTTAGAGCGGCTAAATTCTGAGTTTGCTACATGCAATGATAAAATTGCAAAGATCGAAGACGTAAGAAACACATTCAGCGTTGATGAACTCAAGAAGCAGCAAGATGCAATTGTCGATTTGGAGATGAAATATGCAATCAACCTCAAGGATCTAGAGTCAAAGGACAAAGAGCTTGAGAAGCTTAGAAGAAACATTGAGATTTTAAGTTCTGTTCCATGCGGTGACACATTTCCTACTTGTGTCTTTATTAAAGATGCACATAATAGCAAAAAAGTGCTAGAAGTTGAGGAAAAGTCAAGAGAAGTAATTCGGCGGACAATAACAATTCTCAATGATAGAATTCTTGATCTTAATAAGCAAGATATAAAGACAAAAATCGAAAAAATTAATCGATTGAGCGATCTTGAAAAAGATCTTATTACAAAGCGTGCAACAACAAAATCGCAAATAGAAATTAATAGCGAGCGTTTGAATGGAAAAATTCAAACACACGCCTCACTGAAGAATGATCTTCAGGCGCTTGTTAGAAAAAAGAAGAATCAAGAAGACGCAGGCCTTCATGATGTGCATAAGTCTTTTATCGTGCTAAAGCAAACAATCAGCACTTTAGAGAAACAGTCCTTTTCATTGGCAGCAAATCTAGGTCGTCTGTCTGAGAAGTGTGCAAATATTGAAACTCAAATTGCCAATCTAACAGGTATGTTTGAGAAGTTTGAAGTTTTAACTCTACTTGAAAATGCTTTTTCCAAAAAAGGAATTCCACAAAATATCATTGCCAAGAATTTACCACTAATCAATGTTGAGATTTCAAAGATTCTAAATGGAATTGCTGGTTTCACTATTGAAATTGAATGCGATGATACAAGTTCAATTGATATTTTCATAAACTATGGCGATCGACGTAGAATAATTGAGCTAGGTTCTGGCATGGAGAAAATGATTGCATCAATTGCAATTAGAGTTGCACTCACAAATATTTCATCACTACCTAAGTCTGATATGCTAATAATTGACGAAGGTTTTGGGGTGCTCGATGAGAGCAATCTAGAAGCATGCGCTCGTCTACTCCAGAACTTAAAAAATTACTTTAGAAAAATAGTTATCATTTCACACGTCGATGCAATTAAGGACATTGTTGATAATGTTCTTAGCATAGACATGGTAGACGGAAAGTCAAGAGTTAATCATGTCTGATATGCCTATGTTTTGCGAGATTTGCAAATTTTCATTTGATTTCAAACTTGACCTTATGTATCATACAAGGTTTAAGTGTTGTAGGACTTGTGCAATGACATGGGCTGAGCGTGATCCTCAAAAATGGAATGACGGACAGCGCCCTAGTCTTGCTGAGATTGATAAATATAGAAATGATCGGCTTGCACTTGCATTGCATGCTAAAAGGAAAAGATATGACATTCGACAAAATTAATGCATTAGGACAAATACTAGACACAACGTTTGGTAAGTCATCTACGACCAAGAGCTCAACTTTTTCCATTAAAACAAAAATGGCAGGTGACACAATAACAGTCATGTATACTACTATTGTTAATCTTGTCACTGACAGAGTCATGCGCGACCAGGTCAAGGAAGAAGAGAGAGTCTCAGAGAAATTAATAGGTGACTTTATCAATGAAGTCAAGAAAGAATTCAAGCAGGAGACCGGTTCATCTTTAAAGCTAAAGAAAGGTGAATCCACTGATGAGATTGAGCTTATATCAATGTCTGCATACTCACCTAAGCGCACTGCCTACTACAGGCGAAGGGCAGTTTATACTGTTTCTTAAACATGGAAACGACAAATAAATCACGGCAGGTAAGCGAAATAGTCAGGTGCGGAAGAGATCCTTCATATTTTTTCAATAGCTATGTTAAGATCCAGCACCCAACAAAAGGAACCATTCCTTTTAAGACATTTTCTTTCCAAGACCAGTGTGTCAAAGAATTTATAGATAACAGATTTACAATTGTTGTAAAAGGTCGACAGCTCGGCCTTTCAACACTTGTTGCTGCTTATGCAGTTTGGCTCGCGCTTTTCCAGAAAGACAAGAACATCTTGATTATTGCAACAAAGTTGCAAGTTGCACAAAATTTTATCAAAAAAGCCAAGACGATTATTAATAATTTGCCAGCGTGGCTTGTTCTTCCAACTGTCACAGCAAATAACAAGCAACTTGTAGAATTTAGTCATGGGTCAACAATCAAGGCAATCCCAACATCAGAAGATGCAGGTCGCTCAGAAGCATTGTCTCTTTTAATTGTTGACGAAGCTGCATTCGTTAGAGATTTCGATACGCTTTGGACAGGTCTATATCCGACACTTACAACTGGTGGTCGTGCAATTTTGCTATCAACACCAAATGGTGTTGGCGGTCAATATTACAAGCTGTATAAAGACGCAGAAGCAAATCTTAATGAATTTAAGGCAATTAAGCTAAATTGGGACGTTCATCCTGAGCGAGATCAAGCATGGTTCGATAAAGAAACAAGAAACCTGTCGACACGACAAATTGCACAAGAGTATTTGTGCGATTTTGCATCATCGGGTGAGACATTTCTTGGCGATGATGATTTAAAATGGCTTCATTCGCAAATTCAAGCACCTATCGCTAGAGAAGGTTTTGATAGAAATGTTTGGATCTGGAAACAGCCTCTATCAGAACACAAATATGTTATCTCAGGCGATGTTGCTAGAGGTGACGGCAAAGACTATTCAACATTTCATGTTTTTGATTTGATGACAGGTGAAGTTGTTGCTGAATACAAGGGCAAGGTTGCACCTGAT